TGGGATTGGGTATCTGGCAAAATTCAGCTTACTTCTGGCGCGATTACATATAAGACTGATAGCGGTGTCGGAGGGCAGTATAAAGATATGACACTTGCAAGCGGGCTTACTGCTCCAGAAATTGCAAAGATGTTATTGCTCTACCCAGACGAACCAAACGGAGATTACGCAGGTGATTATCATTGGTTCAACCCTGTTGGCGAGCGTTTGCCGATTTGCGGGGGCAGCTGGGACTCTGGTGCCAGCGCTGGTGTCTTCTACTTGAACCTCGACTATCCCCGCTCCAATGCGTACTGGGGCATCGGTTTCCGCTCCGCTTTTGTTGATCTGTAATCTGTTGCACTGTAATCTGACTGAGGCTGCGATAGCAGCCTCTTATTTTATTTTTTACCTTGCAATAACGAAATACGATATAAAATAACAAATAAATCCGAAGCAGAACTATGTGTGGTAGAATGGAAAAAAATATGGTATAGAGGGAATTAAAGATATTACAAAAGACCTTCGATATGATGAACTATGCTTATCCTGCATTGGCACAATATCCAAAGGGCGAGAAATTCGCCCTTGTTGTGGATATAAAGAGGTGCATGGATGTTATGTTGGAGAGGATTATCGAGGCCAACAAAAAGTATTATAAGAAAACTACACTACAGGAATTAGATGTAGAAGTGGAAAAGTTAAAGGCATATGTCCGATTGTCATATAACTTAGGGTTTTTACCTCCGAAAAAATATGAACAATGGTCCGGTCTGGTAGTTGAAATTGGCAGAATGGTAGGAGGCTGGATAAAGAGTGTAAGCAAGTAGGGTACGGAATACTGCGTTTGCCGATTTGCGGGGGCAACTGGAACAATGGTGCCAACGCTGGTGTCTTCAACTTGAACCTCAACAATCCCCGCTCCAATGCGAACTGGAACATCGGTTTCCGCTCCGCTCTGCCTTCAAGTCAGATGCTGCAGACCTAATGGGTGTGCAGTCAGTACAGAGGTGTAAAGGATTCCGTCTCCTTTGCTCTCGCAAAAAAATGTAATGGGCATGAATGCCGGTAGTAGTATAAGCGAATCCCGCAATGCTCTGAAAGGAGATAATATGTCCATTAAAAATGTGTATGCTCAAATCGTATCTTTTGATAATTTGCTACAGGCTGAGAAAGATGCCCGAGCAGGAAAAAGATATGAAAATGAGCAGCTTGCATTCTGGGGGAACCTGGAAGACAATATACATTCGATATCCGAAAAACTTAAATGCCATGATTATCCGCCAGACATATACCATCATTTTTATGTGTATGAGCCAAAATTGCGAAAAGTAATATTTTCTGATTACACAACAAAGGTAATTCAAAGGGCAGCATACAATGTACTCAATCCTATAGTTTGTAAAGGGATGATTAGTGATACCTATTCCTGCATAGAAGATAGAGGACAACTTAAATCTATGCAGAGATTAGCAGGGTGGGTTGATTTTGTAGAGAAAAGCGGTGAACGTTGGTACTATCTGAAAATGGATGTGGAGAAATTCTTCTATCGAATGGATCATGAGGTGCTTATGAGCATAATCCGGAAAAAGATAGGGGACAAGGAAGCGGTTAGATTCCTTGAACATTATGTGTGCCATGCTTCCAGAGCATTTGGACTTCCGCTTGGAGTAAAGTCACCACTGGAAATATCGGATAAAGAAATGCTGTGGGATGTAGGGATTGCCATAGGTGGCGGATTGTCACACATGTATGGCAATATGTATTTAAACCCTATGGATCAAATGGCAAAGAGAAAAGAGGGCATACAGTATTATATTCGTTATATGGATGATGTGATTATTCTATCGACGGACAAGGAGCTGCTACACAGGTACAAGAATATGTTTTCTGATTTTTTAGGCGATGTTCTGAAACTTCGATTAAATAATAAAACAGCAATTCGACCTGTCTCACATGGCATGGAGTTTGTTGGTTATACTATTCGCCCTTTTGATGTTCGATTGAGAAAAAGTACAAGCCTTAGAATGAAAAGGCATTTGAAAACAATACAGGAGCTTTATCGTGATTATGAGATAGACCTTGATAGAGCCCGCTCCACTCTTATGAGTTATAAGGCCTTGATGGACCATTGCGACTGCAGGGCTTTGGAAAAGAAAATATTTGAGGATTTTGTTCTTACGCACAATCCGAAGGAGGCTGATACAGACAATGGATGAAGACAATATGTTGGAACTGCTCGAACTTTATATGGATATGGTTGAAAAACAGGATGAAATCATATACCGCCTTGGAAAAATCGTAGCCAGACAGGCAACGGATATTCAACTGTTGAAAAATGACAGGGAATTTTCGGACGATAAACTGACGGAGGATACAGCAATTGTAGATGAAGTTATCGGGCAGTATAACGATATGAAAAGCGAATTAGAGCCGTAAGGCTCTTTTTTTATGCCCTTTGGAAGGAGGTGAGAGAACAATGGAGGATCCAATTACAAGAGCTGAGTATGAAGAATACCAAAAGCGAATGGAGCAGGAAGACCACAGGCAGAACCGACGGATTGAACAGTTGGAGGAAAATACCAAGCAGATCAACGCTCTTACGGTATCAATAGAAAAACTGGCACAGAGTGTTGAAAGCATGGTTAGGGAGCAGGAGGCACAGGGGAAACGTCTCGTGTCTTTGGAAAGCAAAGACGGAGAAATGTGGAGAAAAGTCGTTGGTTATGTAATAACTGCGGTAATAGGAATTGTCCTAGGATTTGCATTTACGCAAATAGGAATGTAACTTTAGTTGAGATTATTTATAGGAGGAATCATCATGAACATGGAATTTATTATTGCTAATGCGTCACAGTTACTTGTTGTAGTTGCGGTTATCTGTACACTGATTTCTGTAATTACAGAGTTCACAAAGGAGATTGGTATTCTTAACAGAATCCCTACATCTTTGCAGGTCTTAATCCTGTCAATTATAATTTGCGTCACAGCCTTTTTTGCATATATTTCATATGCGAAAATCACCTTCGTGTGGTATTACCTTGTGGCTGTAATTTTTGCTTCATTTATTGTTGCTATTGTTTGCTGCAAAGGTTGGGAATATCTGATTACTATTTGGAAAAGGTTCTATAAGCCGGAGGATAAATGAGAACGATGATTATGGTCTACATAATCATTGCAATTTTAGGATTCGCAGCAGGAATGATTTTGCTTTGCAGAGCGATGTATAAATCTATATCCAAAAGACACACAGAGAAGATACCGGGGATAGTAATATTCCCGGTATTTCTTGTGTTAGCCTCAATAACATGGCCGCTGTGCCTCCTTGCACTTTTTGTGCTGACCATAAAAGAATTGGATAATGAACAAAATAACTATGATCAAAGAGATTTGTAGGAGGAACACATGAAAGAACAGGATTTTATTCAGAAAATATGTGGATATGCGATAAGTGATATGAAAGAGAACGGAGTTCTTGCCTCTGTCACGATTGCTCAGGCTATTCTTGAAAGTTCCTGGGGTACATCTGAATTGGCGGAGAACGCTAATAATTACTTTGGTATGAAATGCTCTTTGAGCAGCAACTCATGGGGAAGTGTATGGGATAGAGTATCAAAATACACCAAAGTCACAAACGAGCAGGATGAAGCCGGAAAAACTAATACTATCAAAGCGGATTTTAGGGCATATCCAGATATAGAAATGAGCATAAAGGACCATTCACTGTATCTTGTTGGTGCTATGAATGGCACGGAACATAGATATTGTGGTATCGCAAATGAAAAAGACTACAGAAAAGCGGTTGAAATCATTAAAGCTGGAGGATATGCCACAGATATAAATTATGTGTCTAAGATTTGCTCAATTATAGAGAAATATAAATTAACACAGTATGACGAAATGGAGGAATTGAATATGGGAATTGAAATCAGAAAGCAGATTGCAACGAATAGTCCCTGTAATAAAACGGGAGATGAAATTACTGTAAAGGGCTCTATGTTACATAGCGTAGGGTGTCCGCAGCCTAAGCCAGAGGTATTCGCAAAGATTTGGGAGACTTCTACAGGAGCCTGTGTTCATGCAGTTACAGGCGCTGACGCTTATGCGATTCAGTGCTTACCTCTTTTCCCAGAGAGAAAAAAGGCTAGAAGAGGATGGCATGGAGCAAGTGGAAAGAATGGCAGTGTCAACAACACGCATTTATCTCTTGAAATGACAGAGCCGGCTACAATTAAGTATGTTGGAGGTGCTACATGGATTGAGACAGGAGACGGAAGCAATACCAAGCGACATGTCCTTGCAACATATGCGAATGCAGTACAGGTATTTGCTAAATGGTGCAAGGAATTTGGATTAAACCCATTGGAGGATGGTGTAATTATCTCACATCATGAGGGAAATCAGAGAGGCATCGCAAGCAATCATGGAGATGTTGAGCACATTTGGAATAAGTTTGGACTTACTATGGATCAGTTTAGAGAGGATGTTAAGAAAGCCATGGGAGGACAGGCAATTGACACAGTGCCAGATGCACCAGTAGATAACAGCAGCGATGATACAAGTTCACAGGCTGTCAATCCTTTGAGTGGTTCTGTGAAGATTATTTACACGGGGGATGATGGACTTAATGTAAGAAAAGCACCTTGTATATTGGACAAGTATGTTGATCATGTTGAACACGCAGGCACATTCACTGTGGTTGGTATATCAGCAGATGAAAAGTGGTACAAGTTAAAGAGCGGGCTTTTTATCACAACCATACCTGAATATGTATCATTCAAAGCAACACCGGAGCAGAAGCAGCAGACAGCAGGCACAGGATATTACAGAGTAAGAAAGAACTGGGATGATGCGGGCTCACAGATTGGAGCATTCAAGAATCAGAACAATGCCATTGAATTATGCAAGCAGAATAGCGGATACAAGGTATTTGATAATGATGGCAATGAGATCTATCCTTGCATCAAAGATGATGGTACTCCTTTCAAGTTCCGGGTAACAATTCCTGATCTCAGAATCAGAAAAGGACCAGGAACTACCTATGATTACTGGAAGAAAAATGGAAGTCCGGAATATACTGGTAAAAATGTATTTACAATCATTGATACAGCTGAAGGCCCGGGAGCTAAAATCTGGGGATTATTAAAATCGGGAGAAAAAGACAGAGACAGATGGATTTCTCTTGATGAAGATTATGGAAACAGACTGTAATAGTCAAGACAGTCAGTTGCTCCATAACCTATACCGATAAGATATAACACAATCCGCTATAAAATAACAAACGACACAAAAAGATGTCAGAAAATGCTATTTTATAACGGAAGGAGCAACGACGTATGATAAGAATTTTACTATCTACAAAGCTCGGCGAAATGAAATGGAGTCAGGCGGATCTGGCCAGGGCAACCGGAATCAGACCCAACACCATCAGCGAATTGTACCATGAGTACACAGATAGGGTGAATTTGGAACACCTCGACCTAATATGCGAGGCTCTACATTGCGAACTCGATGAACTGATTGTTAGGGTGCCAAATGATTATGCGAAGATTACCCACACCAGATCCGGCTCCTTGATTTCGTCAGACAAGTAGTGCTGCAACACTGCTGTCATAGAGAAAGACGTTCAAGGACCGAACGTCTTTTTTTATACCACAATATTTATCTGCATTCAATGGTATTTCTATCCAATGAATTCTCAAATAGTGTTAAATCAAAATTGTTATCAATGTATCCCTGCCGGATGGTTTCTATGTAGGTCAAAGATGGTCTTCCGGGTGTACGCTGTTGGTTCATAATATAGACCATAGCTCTTTTCTTTTTCCCACCAATATCAACCATTACATTCTGCTTATAATAATATCGGGGATATCCTTCATATATATCTAATCTTTTCTCGTCTTCTGGTTCAATATTCCATAGTAGAACAGGAACATATGAACCATGCTTTTTGGCTATTGTTGCGTGCGAATTGGTTGCACTGCCTCTATACAAAAGTTCCCAGTTAGTTAATTGTCCAGTGCCATAAATACTCGCAGAGGGGCATCTATAAGCCATCTGCTTTAAGTTGAGATTGCTTCCGTATGCTACATATAATTTTCCCATATTATTCTCCAATCTCCCCGTTGTGCCGGTAGGTCAGCATTTTTTACTAAGCTGCTCGACAAGTCATTCCGGCAGCTTTTTTAAGTGGTGTCATAAGATGAAGCCTGCATGTTTTGAATTCGTCTCCATAAAGTCCAAGGCGGTGAGTGAGGATGTTTCTCATAATTGTAACTTTCTGTTCTGGTGTGTATCCATCCATTGAACGGAATACAATTTTTTCTTGTGAAGTAATAGCCCATGCAGATACCGCCAAACAAAACTGTATGTAGGCCTTGATTTTTCCTGCGTGAAGTGTGCTGTTGAAAAGTCTGAATTCCACAGTACCCTTGGTGAAGAAAGAATGGAGATTTACTCCATGATATCTTGTAGCATTGTAGTGCTGATGATCGATTCCACCGCAATAACCATCATTGGCTCTGCTATACCAGATTTCTTCGGCTTTTTCTTTTGTAAGATTCTTATCCTTTTTCATGGCATCAAGTAGCGTTTTGTTAAGTTTGTGGCACCAGTTACTCTCACGGTCTCCGATTTGGAGTGCTTCGTAAATCAGATCCTGTCTGGCTGTCATAAAGTTAACTAATCTTCTAAGAGATACTGCTGTATGGTTTGCACCATCGACATGGATATGAATACCGCAACTGCTATGAGCTTTTGCTCCGTTCTCTCGGAGTTTTCGAATGATGTTTTGGAGAAGTTCAATGTCGGAATAATTGAGCGGCGGTGTTACAAATTCGACTCTGTATTCATCAAGAGGCTCGCTTGTACCATCGTTTCTTATTGCTTCAATAGATGAATCTCTCATAATTTTCCATTTGCGAGCTGCCTGATCAGCAATTGTGCGTGTGTGGTAGCAATTTGATTCTGGATGAGAAGGTGTTGTTCTAAGAACTTCGGCAACGAGACGAGCTGCTTTTTCTCTTGTAATACCTGTCATTTCTACTTCAACCCCGAATAATTGATTTTTTAACATATATTTGTCCTCCTAAATTATATTTCTGTTTTATTGAACTTTTATTCTGTTTCTATGAATATATTACCATATGTACATCCAGTGTCAATGCTTTTTTTCTAATATTATGAATATTTTTTCTGAAAAAGCAGAACAAAAAGTTGACAAAACAGAAAAACAAATTTATAATAAAACAGAGGTGATTATATGGTTGATGAAGAATTGAAAGAGCGATACAATCAATCGGTTGTCGAACTCAAGGAAGCTTTTAAAAGAGATCGTGTGTTTGGTTGGATTTACCAAAAGATGATTTTGATAATGGATAAATTAGAGGAAATTTTGCGAAAGACAGGAGGAGAAAGAAGATGATTTGCTATGACCGACTGTGGAAAACACTAATTGATAAGCACTTGAAAAAGACGGAACTTCGGGATAAAATAGGAATCAGTAATGCTACATTAGCAAAACTTGGTAAAAACGAACCTGTCAATCTCAAAGTTATAGATGCTATATGCCGGGAACTTAATTGTGATGTTGAAGATGTTTTGGAGATAAAACATTAAATTTAAGGAGGTATTATGCTCACTGAACAGGACAATAAAGTGCATTTTGATAAATCTGATTTAATTGTTCCGGTTGAACCTTCTCCGTTTTGGACGATGCCCCAAATCATAATGGTTAATCCAGAAGTTCAATTGATAGGAGAAAAAAATGATAATAAAGGCACAAAACGAAAAACTATATGATATATACACTGTATCGACTAAAGAGAATAAAGTATGTTGTCAAGATAATGCAGATAGGCGAAGAAAAGTTATTTTGGGAGAATACCAAAATGACGGCAGAGCATATGAAGTATTTAATGAAATAATGAATTGCATAATGGGGTATTATGAAATGCCAATGCATTAAGGAAAATATGTAGTAACAACACTGGATGATGTTCTCGTGATGTTAATAGAGAGGACAAATAAAAGTAATGAAAGTAAACATCAATAAAATGTATAAAAATAAGAGAAAAATTGACGATGAACGTACACAGAAATGCTGTTACGAAATCGAGTTTGAATAATTTTAAAAAGCTCGCAAAGCCTAGTAAAATGGGCATTTGCGAGCTTGTTTTTTGTCTTGTGGTACTAAAATGGTACTAAAGTGAGCTGTGCGTGAATAGTTTCATTTACGCCTGAGGCCATGTTATTTTCCACTCAAAATATTCATTAGGAGAAATCTCTCCACTATTTAATTTCGTTTTCATTTCACACCATTCCGAAAGGAAATCATTTACCAATCCATATTCAAAAGTTAATGCGACAGGTGAGCCTGTACTGTCATAATCATCTTCGTTGTAAGTTGGTCTGGCAGCCTCGGAAGATTTTGCAGGTGTCATTGCAGTCAGATGAATCAGGTTGCCGGGAGCTGTGTACTCTGGGAATCTTGTACCTTTTCCACGTGCCGGGAGAGATGTGGCACTTTCTTCAAGCCAGAAAAGTGTTTCAATGATATCTTCAGCAGCACCAAGGCTGTAATCAGAGATTGCCTTGTAATTGCAGTGCAATGCATCAGCAAGCTTTAGAATCATATCTTCACCGGGAATGCGTGCACCGGTTTCATACTGGGATATGCGGACCGACATATTTTTGCCCTCAAATCCAAGTGCACCGCCCAGTTCATCCATTGTCATTTTACGGAATACCCGTATTTTCTTTATTCTTTCACCAATTGTCATAGTGTAGTCACCTCCGTTTATCTGTCCCTGATGGACTGTTAAAGACAGTATAACACGGAAAAAATGAAAATGGAAGTTTTTCTATACGAGAACATTAGAAAAACTTCTTGACAATTCAATACTATACGGTATAGAATAATATCAATTCAATTATCTATACGATATGGTATTGAAAAATAACTAAATGAGCGGTACCAGAAATCTAACAGGCATTTGCCAAGACATTCATAGGAATCGAGCGAATGTAGACACTCCCCCAAGCGGACCGAGTACCTCGAGCAGGAGTGGGCGGTATTACATGAGATTATCTCAGGTAAGGAGGCTGGTTGTGACATCAGCAGAACTGGTATGGAGAAACGCCAAAACAAATTTTAATGGAAAGGTGGTGAAAGGGCATGAATGAAAAGTTTTTAGAAGTAGGAGATGTGATGCAGATTCTTGGAATTTCAAGATCAGCAGCATACAAGCTTATGAGACAGATCAACAGTGAACTTGAAAGGAAGGGTTACATTGTAATCCGTGGAAAAGTAAGCAGAAAATATTTTGAAGAACGCATTTATGGTATGAGTGATGCAGGATAAGCAACAGGTAAGAAGATTAATGCGGAGGCAGGGCAGGAGCGATACGGCTTAGGCATCTGCTTCTGCATATGGAAAGAAGGAGATGATGAATATGCCAGCTTATAAAGACAGTAAGACAGGCACCTGGTTCGTCAAATTCTATTGTAAGGACTGGACTGGGGAAAACAAACAGATAAAGAAAAGAGGCTTTGCAACAAAGAGGGAAGCACTTGATTATGAGAGAAATTATAAAATACGGCAGGAGAACAATCTGGATATGACATTTGGAGAGTTCTGGAAGCTGTATACAGAGGATGTGAAAAATTATGTCAAACTCAACACATGGCTTACCAAAGAACACATTGTGGATACAAAGATACTTCCATATTTCAGGAATCTTAAGATGAATGAGATTACACCGGGAGATGTACGCAAGTGGCAGAATGAGATGGTAGCATTCCGTTATGAGAATGGGAAATGTTATTCCCAGACTTATAAGAAGACAATGCATAACATCTTAAGTGCGATATTCAATCATGCGTGCAGGTTTTATAATCTGAAATCAAATCCGGCAAGGCAGGCTGGAAATATGGGCAGGGAAGAAAAGAAGGAAATGCTTTTCTGGACAACTGAAGAATATAAGAAGTTTTCAGAAGCGGTGATTGATAAGCCGGTTTCATTTTATGCATTTGAAATGCTGTACTGGACGGGAATGAGATTAGGTGAGCTGCTTGCACTTACGATGGAAGATTTTGATTTTGAAAAGAACACAGTCAGAATAAATAAATCGTATCAGCGGCTGCAGGGGCAGGATGTTATTACAACACCGAAAACACCTAAGAGCAACAGAACAATCAAGCTGCCGAAGTTCCTTGTCGAAGAAATGCAGGAATATTTTGCAATGTTATATGACCAGACACCAACAGACAGGATTTTTCTGGTAACAAAGAGCTTTCTTCATCATGAGATGGAGCGTGGTTGCAAATTATCCGGTGTGAAGAAAATCAGAATCCATGATCTAAGGCATTCGCACATTTCACATCTGATCGACCTCGGGTTTTCCGCAGTTGCAATAGCTGACAGGGTTGGTCATGAGAGCATTGATATCACATATCGTTATTCGCATCTGTTTCCGTCAAAGCAGGTGGCAATGGCGGACAGACTTGATGCTGTCAATGCAAGCTTTGAGGATTGCGAAGATCAGGATGATGATGTAGAAATCATGCAGACAGAGGAAACAGCACCTATGATTGATATGGATGCGGCTGCGGAAAAAATTATAAGCATTGATAAGTACAAGGCAGTCTGATAATGCCTATGTAAAACATTATGAATCATGCCGGTACAAGTTTTGCTGGATATATGCAGCAGAAATTAAAAGAATAGATTTTATATCGGAAGGAGCAGATTATTATGAGCGAGAAAAGGCTGGATGCCAAGAACAGATGGAGAAATGTTGTAGTAGCGTTTCGTATGTCACCGGAGGAAGCACAGGAGCTGAATGTGAAGGTTTCACTCAGCGGACTTTCAAAACAGGATTATATCATCCAATGTCTTCTGAAGCATGAAATCAGGGTTGTTGGTGTAATGAAGGTGGCAAAGAAAGTACAGGTGCATCTTGATACGATACTGGAAGAATTACAGACATTAGATGAATCTGACAGAGGTATAGATGTTGAAGAACTGCTGGTTCAATTAAAGCATGTGCTTGATATTCTGCAGAGTGATGAGAAAGGCGGTAATCATTATGAGTAAGACAACATTTGAAAAGCTAGGTATCCCATATGAAGAAAGGGATGGAATCTTTTATCCGGTGCTTGTCGCAGGAACAGAGAAGGCAGATATAGATGTAGGAAAGTATGGGCGTATGTGGATTAAATATATCAAGGAAGAATATCCAATGAGATATAAGAGTCTGGTGCGGTTCGGTGAGCTTGAAGAGAGAGCGGATGAAGTCAATGATACAGCATATGAGCTGCTCGATGATATTGAAGCTAAGTGGCTGAAAAAGCATAAGCCAAAGAATCCAAATTCCTTTACAGAACAGTTACAGCTAAGAACACAGACCAGGATGATGGCAGAGGAAATCGTTATTATGGATGTGGTAATGCAGTTTCATTAGTGTGGGGGCAAAAAGCGCCGTCAAAACATGAAAATGGGGGCAAAAAGCGCCACCAAAACCACAAAGTGGGGGCAGAAAGCGCCCCCGCACAAATTAGAGCTGAAAAAAGTGTGGGGGCAAAAAGTGCCGTCAAAATGCAAAAGTGGGGGCAAAAAGCGCCGTCAAAACAGCAAAGTGACGGCAAAAAGCGCCACCACTCAGATAAGCGAGAAAAAAGCCATGGTGGCGGAAAGTGCCATCAAAATGGAAAAGTGGTGGCGGAAAATGCCACTAAAACAGTAAAGTGATGGCAAAAAGTGCCACCATATCAGTAATTGTGGTGGTACATTAACCACCACATATTATATACAGGGTGCAGGTGCTCCTGCCAAGACGAAAAATTATGTAAACGCTGATGGCGTTTATATTTTTTCGGGAAAAGGTCCGACCTTTTCCGCATCTTGCAAAACCTATAAGCAGAACTTTTGGAAAGGATGAAAAAAGCAATGGTACAGATAAAAAGAGATTGGTTTGATACAGCATTAGAAAACTACGAAAGGGGAGAAACGTATGGCAGATGGAAAGCGAAGATACAAGTCTGACAGGAAAGATCATAAGGTATCTGTGAAGCTGTCGGAGAAAGATATGGATATTCTAAAAGCGGCACTTAACCGGACGGGAATGACAGCAAGTGCTTATATAAGAGAATTGATCCGGACGGGCGGCAACATAGATACAAGTTATCCTGAGGACAGGGCAAAAGCAATCCGTATCATAGCAGGTATTGCAAATAATATTAATCAGACGGTAAAGCTTGGCAATTCACAGGGGAGATTGTATTACAGCGATATTGATAAATTGCAGAACAGTCTGGATGATGTAAAGAAAACATTCGGGGAGGTGCTGGA